ATTCCAGCTATGCTAACACCTGGAGAAGTTGTTATACCTAGAAATAAAGTTAATAATAATTCAATGGGGTCAACTAATATAACTAATATTAACATAAGTGGAAATGTAGATCAAAGATCCATAGATCAAATTAAAGCAGTAATTGCACAATCATCAGCAGAAGTTGGTGGTGCAAATAAAACATTCCAAAGAAATACTCAAGGTATAAGAGGGAGAAATAGATAATGGCTAGTAGTAAAATATTTGAATATGCAAATGATATATCTATGAATAGATCATCTGCATCAGCAAGATCAATAACAACAGGTGGGTATGGTAGAACACATAGATTAGGCCCAAGCGTTTTATCTTTTGATGTTGATTTACCTGTTTTATCAGAGTCTCAGTATTTAGATGTTGAAAATGAATTATTAAATATTGATGATGGGATAAATTTTTTAAATGTTAATCTTAGTTCTAATAATGGAAATAAAATTATGTCTAAAAACATAATCCAAACCACAGATGAAATAAAATTTATAACAACTAGTTATTCAACATTAAGACAAATTACTTTATGTAATTTACAACCAAATGTACAAAATATTTTTAAAGTTGGAGATTTTATACAATTTTCAAATCATCCAAAAGTTTATCAAATATCAAAACCATTAGGTTTAACTGGAAGATTTTTTAATTCTACTAATGCAGGAACTTGTACTGTTAGATTATCATCTCCTTTTGTAAGTAATGTTGGTGTAAGTACATCTAATTCTACTGGTTCACTTTCTCATTTTTATATTGTAAATGGCACAGGTGACTCTAGTGAAGATGTTCAATATGATTGGTTTTCAGGGAATTCTGGAATATATACAAATGGGTTAATTACATTTATTGATTCTAATACTAATACAACATATAAATATTCTGATGGTACAGATGCAGTTTTAAATATACCTGCTTATTTTTATACATCATATGATATATCATCTTTAGGACAAAACGGTATTAATGGTACAGAAAATAATTCTAATTTATCACAATCAGAAAGAGATCAAAATAATAAAATATCTCAAATATTAAATCAAATTGTAGATTTAACAGGTCAATTAGAATTTAAATTTAATAAACCAAATATCAGAGCAGTATTAACTACACCAAGTCAAGGTGGACAAACAATGACAAATGAAAATGTAATTACAACAATTACAAACCCTTATCAATCCGGTTTAATTACTTTTAAAAATTCAAATAATACTGTTGCAAAAGATCCTAATGGTGATGATTTACAAATTATATTACCATCTACTTTAAATACTGCGGAAGATATTTATAATTATATTAAAGATACAATATTAGCATCAAATTCTACGCATCCTTTAAAAGTATATAATATAATACAAACCATATCTGGTGGTTATTTTCCAGAAAATTGGGGTGAAACAAATTTAAATCATGTAGGAACATTTTATATACAATTTGGCCCGGAATATTCAAATTTAAAAATTGAATTAACAACACCAACAGGTGTAATTGCTACAAATTATAATCCTTATGAATTATTAAATGATACAGTGGCAACACTTGATAATTCTAATATTGGAATAACTATAGAAAATTCAACTGAAACATATTCTGTTGGGGAATATTTATCTCCTGCAAATCAAAAAATAGAAAATTATTATGTTCAAAAAATATTATCAGTTAATGTTTCAGGAACAACAACTACGATTTTATTTGATCAAACTTTTAATAATTCATTAAGTGGTTGGTATGATTATTCACCATTAAATCAAATTACAAGGCATTTAAATACTGCTACAACAACTACAAGTACTGGGTTTATTGAAGAGATATATCCTGAATCAAACGGTACATTATATAAAAATTCATACCCTGTTTATATGGGCCCAGATGTTAATATTAAATTAATGTTAACTAAAAAACCAGCAGTAACAATTATACCAAAAAATGAACAAGAAAATTTATATAAATATGATAAATTTGAATTCCAAGAGGTATTATAATGTCTAGAAATATAATAAATAATTATACAGCTGAAGAAGGTGGTTATCCTATACAATTCATTGCTATTGAGCCTGATGAAAAAATTAATAATGCATTATTATTAAATACATCTTATAGAACTTTAGAATTTAATTTTAATGGACAAAATAGAAAATTTTATCCTGCTGCCGGTGTTTTAAATTTAACTGCAGTTGAAGAAACAAAAGATGTTAAAACAAATCAAATAACTGTTTCTTTAAGCGGATTACCAAATACAAGTATACCTGTTTTAAAAGAATATAAAGGTATTGGTGGTATTGTTACAATTTATCAAGGTTGGATGGATGATCAAGATACACAACTTAGTAATCAATATCCATATACTGGGGTATATTTAAAATGGAAAGGTGTGATTTATTCTCATGCTGTAGACGAAGAAAATCAAGAATTTGGTCAAGTTAAAATCACTTTAGAATGTAAAAATATTTTAGGTACTATATTAGGAAGTACTCATGGTAGATTTACATCAGACAGTTCTTTTAAAAAAACATCATCTGGTGATAGATCAATGGAATTTGTTGCATCAATGTCAACATTTAATCCTAAATTTGGAAAAGATTAATAAAGGAATAAAATGAATATAAAAATAGTTGATAATAAAGATATAGAAAATAAATTAAATAATGGAATAAATGAAATAGTTAAAGCTATGAAAGAATTTCCAGATTTTACTATAAAAGGGTTAATTGTTACAAATCAATATTATGAACAATTAATTAAATTATGTTTTGAAAAAGGCATTATAGTTATTGCTGAAGAAAATAATAAAATTATTGGTTGCATTATGAGTTTAATAAATGCAAATATATTTACTGCAATGAACGAATTAGTTACTGTTGTTACTTGGGTAAATAAAGATAAACGTAATTCTTCTGCATTTTATAGAATGTTTAAATTATATAAAAATGAATTTCAAAAATTAAAAAAAGAAAATAAAATTGATAGAGTTTTAATGCCAAGTTTAAATGAATATAAAACAAATATTAAATTTAATAAATTAGGTTTTAAATTAGTTGAAAAAACTTATGAATGGAGATAAATAATGGCAGCTGCTGCACCAATTATAACCGCAATTACCGCAGAAGGAATTAAAGGAGCAATTATTAGATTTGCTTTGTCGCTTGCAGTATCATATATAACACAAAAACTATTTGCTCCAGAATTACCTGATGGTGGTGGTTTAGGTAGCTCAGGTTCACAACCAGATCCGGGAGTTAAACAAAGAATACCTTCTGATCCTGCAAATAAACTTCCAGTTATTTACGGTGAAGATAAAGTTCACGGTTCAATTATATTTGCAGATATAACTAGTGATAATAAAACAATGGCATTTATTATTGCATTATGTGAGGGGCCTATAAATAAAATAGGTACAGATAATTATGGAACAAATAGCGGTATTTATTGGGATGATTGGGAATTATCATTTAATTTAGCTGGATCAGTTATTAATGCAACTCATCCAGATGGCCAAACAGATGATTGGTTAAATGGTAATTTAAAAATTGTAAAATATCCAGACGGTGGCAGATGCACTGATATGGAAAATTTTAGCTCTAAATGGGCATCAGGTGCACAAAACAGACAATTGCCAAATTTAGCTTATGCTTATGTTGAATTAGATTATGATAGAGAAAATAATGTTACAGGTTTAACTAATAAATTAGGTTTTGTAGTACAAGGTAAGCTTATTAGAACATTAAATTCAAACGGTTTTAATGGGCCACCACCAAAACCTATTACTTATCAATCTTCATTAGCTAATCCAGATTTATTTGATAAAAATGTTAAATTTACAGATTTTACAGGAAAACAAATTTCTTATTGGGTATACGAATATAATGGTGGTTTTGATTTAAATATTGGAATAGGTTTAAAAGTTTTTAAAAACGGAACAACTCAAATTATTGATGCTGGTTTCGATTCAAATGGTAATGCTGTAAATATTTATGATATTATGAACGGTACTGCTCAACCATTAGGTAATGGAACTGGGGCAGATGCTGAATTTGTTTTTCTTGAATCTGGTGAACATCATATATCAAACTGTAATCACAGTTCTTCAACATTACAATATGATTATTTTACACCTAGTCAAGGCGTTGATACTCAAGGTAATATTATAAATGATGATGGCTTTAGATTTATAAACGGACTTCATATAAAAGCTTGGGGCAATAATTATAGTAATTCTCAAATAACAAATGTAGGTGGTCAACCTGGTGTTGGTGTTTGGATTGTTCATTCTTGGACTGATTATGCAGGCAATTCTGATTATGTTGCATTACCATTAAATACTTGGCAAATAACGCCAACTGGTGGTATATATGCAAATTATTCAGAAGAAGATTATGCAAATAGATTATTAAGTATTTTACAAGGTGATCCATATAGTGTTGGAATGCATCCGTTAACTTATACACCTATTTCTGGAAGAACAGTAGCAAATGATCCTGCAAATTGGGGGGTAAGACGTGCAAGAGAATATAATTTCCCAGATGCAAATGGGAATAATCCATTATGGCAATATCAAATGCACCAACAATGGTTTACTGCACATATACCATATACAGTTTTAAG